ATCTTTAATATTAATAGCATCAGTAACCATTCTATATTGGTTAATATAAGTAGCTAAATTTTGTTTTAATGTAGTATTAGCCGTTACTAATTTTTTACTATTATCATACGCTAATATGTACATATCTAGTGACAATGGATTACGCATTTCAGTAGTTGCTACTGTTGATGTAGGAATCATCTCTTGAATTACATCTTGTGTAACATATACTTTAGCTATACTACCATAATCGGATGGTAAAGATAATGCTCTAACAATGTAATCTTCTCTAGTTACAGCACGTAATTGAGATTGATATGCATATAATGCATTATTGCGCATTTCTTCAATTTCATCTCCATTTCTACCACCTGTTGCTGGTAATGGGTTAGTTGAAGCTATACTAGCTTTAATTTGGTCAGCTAATCCTCCTGTTACTCCACTAGGAAATGTTGCTGTTGTTTTATCAATAGTAGTTAAATCATTTGATGGAACGTTAGATGTTATTCCACCACCTACAAGATAACGTACTGTTATATTACTACTTGGAGCTAAACCATATTCTTGTGTAAAAAATACAGATGCTTTATTATAATTATTTGTTAAAGTAGATATACCTGGTACTAATCCTAAACCTATATTATCTGGGGATGGTAATATTGTTGAATCCGATGCATTAGCTATTCCAGCTCCAAATTCTAATTGTAGTGTATTATCTGATAAAAATCTAGATACATAACGGCGAGGTACTCTACTATAATTAACTAGATATGGTACACCATCACTTCCAGATGTTGGATTTATTGTTGTGTTTAATATTGTTGATTGAGCTAAATATGGTACTTCATACCATTTATTACTACTAGCATCCGTTGCATCTAATATTTGTAATATATTACTATCACTAATATTAGCTACTTGAAATTTTTGTGGTGTAGAAAAAGGTAATGTTATTGATTTAATTTCAGCAGATATAGCTTTAACTGATTTTTTAAGTAGAAAAAAACTTGCATCTACATATGTTATTTCAGTATCTGTAGTATCAGTAAAATCTACTTTATCAGTAGTTAAAAATTTAGTACCAGTACTAGCGGATGTTAAAACAGTATTTTCAGGTATAATTAAAGCATATTGAGGATTAGGTACACTTACACTACCAGATGATGGAATTAATTGATATACGTCTACTACAACGTTAGCGGCATATGATACTTTTGGGCGATACCCTAAAGCATAAGATAAAGCTAATAAATTTTCTTTTTCCTTAGCGTATAATAAAAATGTTTCTTGAATTTGAGTATCAGTATAGAATGATGTAACATCACCTATATATGACGACATTTCAATAAACATAGCTCCCGGATTTGCATCTGAGAAGTCATTGTATGTGTTGGGGAAATATGTTTTAGCAAAATTAAAAAGACTATCTTTATAATCACTAAAAGTTTTATTTAAATATGATACTTTATTATCTGCCATTTTATATAAATTGTACTGTAATTTGATCCGCTGTTCCTGATATAACTAAACTATATTTTAATGTTATATTATAAGAATTATTGTCTTCATTAGGTTCTACTACTACATCAATTACATTTACCTCAGGGATAAAAAAATTAACATTAGTAGTAATTAAATTTTGTATTAATACTGAGGTATCTTCTGTTATACCTTCAAATAATACCCTTCTAATATCCGCCCCAAATTCAGGATTAAATACTCGTTCGCCTTTATTAGTAAGTAATAAATTAATTAAATTAGATTTAATTTGTTCTTTAGTACTATACGTTTTATTAAATGGACCCGAAGGACCATTAAAAGGAAGCGATACCCCTATTGCAATATTTTTTTGCAAATCTAAGGGATTAACCCTGGTGGTTTGTGGTATTGGCATATTAGTCTAAATTTCTTAGTCCTGCTTTATCTGCATGACTCATATTACTAGCTGCATCATTAATAAAAGCTAAGTATGGATTTACTCGTTCTCCGGTAGATTCATCTACAGCATCTATTACTGTTAATTTATTAGCTTGTGGTTGTGAGTATCCAAATGATTCTCCCATTTGTGCCATTAATGAACTACGAACATCTTGTGGTAATCCATTAGTAGGTATATTACCGCTGTTGAAATTCAAGGTTTTACCTTCGCTAATATGTTGTTTGTTTTGTTTAGCTAAGGCTTCATTAATAATACCAGGCAATTCAGTGTGAATAGCCTCGGTTACTGCGTCTTTAATTAATTTTTTAAATAATGTAACGTTCATGTAAATAAATATTTAAGCTTGTAAATTTTGTTGATCTATTATTAATTTTAGTTGTTCTATTAAGTCGTTAGGATCTAATGTAAATGAATAATCACTTTGCAATACTTCCACACCGTCGCGATCAATTGCTACTGCAAATTGGCGTTTAAGTTTTCCAGCAACAACTTTTTGATGGGCGCCTAAATTTTCTTCAGTCTTAATAGCAAAATTAAATCCTTTATATTGTTCAAATCCTGTATTATTACCTACATTTGCTAATAATGCAGCTACTTGATCTCTATCTAAGCTATTAGCTACTATACCATCTAATATATCTCCTATTTGTTTAAGTTTTGCTTTTAATTTTTCTAAATAATTAATTTCTTTTTGTAATATAGGGCTAATTATTCCTAATATTATATTTAATAGTTCTGCTATAGCTTTATATTTTGCTATTCTATCCTTAACTGGTTGAGGGATTGTAGGAAGTGCCTCTAGAATGGATACTATGAGAATTATTATTGTTAATACAGTACGTACAGTATCTACTATTTTTTTTATTTGTACTACTCTAGCTTCACTTCTTTCTAATGTCCTAACAGCATCTGCTCTTTTAATTTTTGCATTAGTAAGATAAATTAAATTATTTGACTTATTAGCTAAAGTTATATATGCATTGGTTTGGTTTACTAACCTTTCTAATTTTTTATTATTAATAACTAATGCTAGTATTCCTTTTCCTATTAAATATCCCATTATTGGAGCTAATGCTTTTGAGATTTTTTTAATTATTTCTTTTTGAGCAGCAGCCGCATTAGCTTTATTTTCTAATTCAGCTAAAGATAATTTAATATCCGATTGTAATTTTTGTAATTTTTGAGCTGCGAAAGGATCTATTATTTGAGATAGAATATTTTCTATATTTTTATCTAATTTTTCTTTTTCTATTTCAAAATCTTTATTTTCTTTTTCAGTAGCTTTATCTCTTTTCTCCTCAGCAGTTCTAACTAAATCTTCTTCATTTACTTTACCTTTAGCTTCATTTACAGATGTTGTATATTTAAGAGTAATATTTTTTAATCTTTCAATATGTTCAGTAGATAATTTAACTAAATTATTTTTAAGATTTTTAGCTTTACTTTGTACAGTACCTAAGTACCCAACAGATATAGGATTTACAATAGCCATTAAGAAAGATAATTTATTTTAGAAGTTATATCCTTTATTTTAGGGATTATTTCATTTAATTTTTCACTAAGTGAAGTTCCAGCTGCATTTATATCTACTAATGGAGCGCCAGGAGGTGCTGCTACAGCTGATGTTAAAGATGCTGCCAATTTACTTAATTCAAGTAATAGATCTATTAATATATCTTGTGTAAGACCTCCTAATAACATAGGTTGATCAGAAAATTGGAATATTTTACCTTCCTCATCTATAGGAGATGCTGGACCTAGTATTATTTTAGGAGAATTTATATGTACATATCCATCAGCATTTAAATTTATTACGTTTTTAGTATTTACTTCAACATTTGTTTTAGCAAATATCATTACTTCATCTTTTTTAGAGTTTAAAGTAATTCTATCACTATTTATAATAGCTTGAGGAAATACATAATTACTAGGTAATAATGGTTGTGTTATTGGATTTAAAATATCATTTTTACTTGGTAGTAAAGGTAATTTTTGTGTTGAAGTAAGATAAATAGAAGATAATTCTTTATTTATTTCTTCAATATTGGGGGATAAAGAACTAGTATTAGTAGTTACATATCCATTAACTAATATAGTTATTGGATCTCCGTTATTTCCTGTTTTACTCCACTCACTTATATCAGAATAAAATTTTACTGTACTACCAAATCTAATTCCATTACCTTTTCTACCTTGATATATTCTATCTCCTTCAAATGATAATAAATTTCTAATATCTGATTTTTCAGAAAATGTTTTACCTAAATCCCCAGCTGATGGAGAATTCTGTTGATTATTATTCCATATATTAATAGTACCAGTATAGTATTTTTGAATTGAGGTATTATTAGTTTGAGAAGTAGGAGCAGGTGAATCTATTAAGTGTACCAATTCTCCTATTAAAGGATAATTTTGATTACTAGCATGAAATGGTTTAGCAATTTTACACTTAGTTAAATCAGTAGTATCTATATCTTTAGCTTGATCATAATCTAAGTAAAATATAGTTCCTATTCCTCCCCATCCACCACTTTTATCAAATAAATCTTTTGTAGGAGTATTTTCAGTAGTAATTACACCATATACCTTACCTATTTGAGGTTTAGTAATTGGTGATGGAGTAGTACGACTAGAGGCCGCTACCAAACTACCTAAATTTTCCCTTATCCTCATTTATTTTCTATTTTATGTTGGATAATTTCTGTTTGTTCTAATAATTTATTGCCTTCAATCTGTACGGCACGTTGTTCATCTAATAATAATTGTATTTCATCTGGGTTGAAGAATGCTTCTATTCCATTATTATTGCTAGTTGATGCTCGTTGAGCAATACCTGCCATTTTAATTAGCTGGTCGTTATTTCTTACATTAACATCAATTAAATCTTTAACAGTAGGCATTAACATTACTGCAGAACCTGCATTAGATGATGCAAGAGGTTTTAAGGCATCAATTAATTCATTAATCTGCTTATCAGTATCCTTATTATTTCGGTGTATCTGTTTAAATATATCAGATAAAGACGTATTACCAAATAGGGTTACGTCATCAAAATTAGCCATATTGCGTTTATTAATAAATATACGTACTTAATTTTTTATATATCCGTGATGGTAGTATTCATTATATAGTTTAGTACGTAATGTATCTAATTTTTTAGTTACTTTAGTAATTTGAGGTGTAGTAGTATCCGTTATTTCACGAATGTATATGTATAATGCTTTCTTATTAAATATTTCTAACGTTTCACGTTTACGAAATAATTCCATAATGGCATCAGCCGTTTTAGCATCATTAATTTTAGGAAATAACTGATAAAGATATTTATCTACGTACCGAATGTACTGATCTATAAAATTATTAGGATCCTCTTTCTCTTCAGCCGTTCTAATAGTATCATATAATATGACTTTATCTTCATCTATTTCTTCAACGGTAGCATGCTCCTGGAGTTTCTTATAATTATTATTATTGTAAACAATTAGATATCGTTTAGCAATAGTACCAAAATAAGAAAAGGCTTTACCTTTAGATTGATCGTATAAGTGGAGTTTTTCAAGTAAAAATGTTACTACCTCATGTTTCAGTTCCTCTATGGTATCTGAATCAGTATAGTAAAACTTGAATGTATGAATAATATTTTCCGCCAGTTTATAGAAAGCATATTCAATACGCTCCCTATAAATCTGATTACGGAATACTTGGTCTGATGAGGCTAGATATTCGATAATAGCATTATCGGTATCCTCAGTAAAATAAATGCGAGGTTCTTTGGGTTTACGTCGACGAGGTTGTCCACGTTTATTTAAGGCTACTTCACTAAATTCGTTATCTAGAAATACATTTA